CGTCCTTCGAGCCCCAGACGCCTTTGACGCCGCCGCCGACCTGCAGTGCGGCCGGCTCGGCGATATCGATCGAGCCCTCCAGCACGCCCGTCCGGTTGTTCCATGTGTGGTTGCGCTTCGCGCCCGTGACGCAGGCGGCCATCGTCGCGTTGACGCCCCTGACCTGGGCGGCGCGCACCTTCTCGGAAACCTGCTTGCCATACCACTTGAGCGCCATCAGCCGACCCTCTTCAAGGCGGCTTCGAGATGGGTGTGCTTGCGCTGCACCGGGCCTTCCACGCGCAACCGGCCGGCGATGATCGCATTGCCCTGGCGATCGGCGATCGCGGAGATCTCGTCGTCCTCGGTGATATCCGCGCCGAGCGCGAACATCGCGCGCATGTCCTCGATCATCGCCGTGCGGCTGTCGCCGACCAGCTCGCGGCTGGATCTCGACCAGACGAAACAGGAAAGCGGCGAGGCGGCGATCTCGGCGAAGACCGGTGCGACCGGGTTGCCATGCGGGTCGGTCCCGGTCGCCGTGTTGCGCTCCACCGTGGCGCGCATGGTCAGCCTGGAATTGACCGGGTTCATGCCAGCACCATCCCGGACCGAGCCGACAGCGAGGCGAGGATCTTCTCGCGTTCCGCTTCGGCATCGCCCAGCGTGTAGGAATAGTCTCCGGCCCGCTCGCTCTTCAGCAGGCCGCGAGACGACAGGTCCAGCGCCATGATGCGGATCACCGCCTCGTCGCGCGCCGCGCTGGTGATATCGGCCGGCGTGTAGACGATCTTCGTCAGTGGCGCCCAGTAGCTGCGGCCATTCGTGCCGCCGGTCAGGCGTTCGAGAGTGCGGCCGCCATGCAGCACGCGATAGTCGCCGGCTGTCAGGATGACCTCCGCCGGAGCGAGGCCCGAATTGTGCGGATCATATTCGGTGATCGTCACTGTCTCGCCGGTATCGATCGGGCGGGCCAGGCGCAGCGTCCGGCTCTTGCGCGACAGCGGGTCTTCCAGGTCGCCGAGCTCGACGGTGATTTCACCGGCCGGGCCGAAGCGCGCAGCGATTTCGGCAGCGATCGCGTCGATCATCGCCTGAAGCTCAGCGTCGGACAGGTCGCTGCCCGTGCGTTCCTTGACCCGGTCGATCAGCGCCACTCGCCCGTCCCCTAGATCCGGAAGACGCCGACCGTGACGTTGCTCTCGTCGTCATAGTCGACATGGACGACGTCGCCGAGCGCGCCGCCCTGGTTGAAGATGGCAGGCGGGAACGGGCCGATCATCCGCTCCTCGGTCGCCGTCACGGTAACTTCGCGCGCGCTCACCGCCTGGCCGTCGACCGTACGCGGTACCTGGACGGTGACGACGCAGTCGGTCGCGCCGTTCTTGACATGCAGGAACTCGCGGCCGGTGTTGTTGAAGCTGTTGCCGTCGGCTTCGGCTGCGACATAGGCCGGCTGGATGCCGAGGCGGGTGACGGCTTGGACGGTCAGGGCTGCGCGCGCCATGTCAGCCCTCCCTCGGCGGCCAGCTCCACCAGGACGACGACGACGCGTCGTTCAGGCAAACGCTGGTTTGGTCGAAAGGCGCGGCGCAATCCGGCAGAACCTTCAGGTTCACGCAGGTGTCGCTCCAGACGCGCGTGATGATCGCCGGTTCATGGCGATCATCGGTGTAGAAATGGACGATGCGTCCGATGCTCGGCTTCATGCGCTCACTCTTCGCTCGGTAGCTCTGTGATGGTCAGCCCGCCGCCGGTCGGCTCCGCAGGCGGAAGCTTTTCCGCTGCCGCCTTCACCCAATCGGCCCAGGCAACGCGGGCACCGAGGCCCTCGACGGCCGGCGGGCTTTCCGGATCGACTGCAGCGAGTGCCTCGAAGCTGGCGATGCCGGCGGCGGCAAGCGCCTTGGCGGACGCCGCGCCGATGCCCTTGATCTCCGTCAGATCGGTCGGCCGTGCGGTGGAGGCGTCCGATGCGCCCCCACCGCCCGCGTCGCTCTGCGGTTTATCCTTGTCGCCGCCGTCAGTGCGGTCCTTGTCGTTGCCGTCCTTGCGGCTCTTGTCGTCGCCCTTGTCGCGGCGCTTCTCCTCGGCGAGCGCGCCATCGACCAGGCCGAACATGGTTGCGGCGCTCTCCGGGATCTCGTCGCCGGGCGCGGCATAGAGAAACGCGCCCTTCGGGTCGCCTTCCTTGACCAGGCGTTTCTTGTCGGCGGTGATGAACAGGCGTTCCCTGGCTTGCATGGTTGTCTCCTTGGTTTCCCGGTCAGGCCGCGGCCGTCGGGTAGTAGCGCTGCCCCCAGGCGGTTCCGTCCCAGATGAACTCGTGGCCGGTGTCGCGCTCGATGAATGTCGAGCCGGGCGGCACGTCGGATCCCGTCGGCTTGGTGTCGCCGGACACGCCGACATAGGCATGCGGCGTTGCGATCCGGCTCACAGTCATCAGAGCGTCTCGTAGAGGTCGATGATCACGTCGGAGCCGTCGAGCGCGCTGTTCAGCGTCGCCGTATTGCTTTCCAGCGCGGATCCCGAAAACGCGATCGTCGGCGCGGTGCCCTCGCGGACATTGTCCAGATAGGCGGCGAGCACGGTGTTGCGGGTGAGCTTCGCCGGCAGGCCGATCTTCGCGCCGAGACCGACACGCACGCGCTCGGTGGCGGCCGTGTCGTAGGGCGGAAGGGTGATCTGCGTTATGGTGTCGAAGGCCTTGTTGCCGGCAACAAGTGTCGAGCCATTGAGGGTAATGGTCTCGGTGATCGTCTCGCCGGCCCTGGTTCCCTCCACGACGACGTCGCCGCTGACATTGGCGTCATTGCCCTTGACCGTGACATTGCGCGCCACGTCCGGCTGGCCGGCGAAGACGGTGACGACGGTGTCTTCGCTGACATCCATCGCGGTGTCCGCCAGCACGTCGTCATTGGCGCCGAGCGCCACGGCCGCAAACAGATAGGAGGCCACGCGCGGCCAGGATCCTGCAATCTTCGTCATCTCTCGCTCCTGTGAGGGCCGGCCCCGAATTCAGTATCGAACCGGGCCGGCCGAGTTTCGGATCAGGCTCAGAGGCCGGTGACCGAGCAGAAGGCGGCCGGACGGAAGAACACCAGGGCGGCGCGCATGTCGCCGCGCACCGTGCGCTTGCCCTCGGTGAACTGCGAGCCGGTGTAGCCGATCTGGATATCGACGCCCTTGCGCTCGAACAGGCTGACCCAGGCCGGCAGGAAGGAGCCGACATAGCCGGCGCCGGCCGAGTCGGCGTCGCACTGGATGACCGGAAGGCCCCACATGCGCTCCGGGCCGGCCTCGGACGGATTGCCCCAGATATAGACGCCATCGGCGGTGCGCAGCAGCCGCACGCCCTGCCAGTCGGTCGGGTGGATGACATGGTGCGTCGGCATTGCACGGCCGGTGACGCGGATCTTGGTCATGGCCTTGAAGAAGGCGTCCGGCACAGGATCGGCGCCCTTGGCCTGTGTCTGGATGCCGACGACATTCTTCAGGCCGCGCAGGTTCGGCGTCGTGCCGTTACCGATCAGGCACTGGCTGTCGAGGCGCTGGCGAATACCGAAAGTCAGGCGCGAGTTGATGTAGGACTGCGCCTGGGCGACGTCCTCCAGCTGCTCGTCGGTGACCGGCAGCGAGTCGGTGATCTTCTCGACCGTCGACGTCTTCTCGGTCAGGGCGAAGGTGGACTCGGCAAACGTCGCGCCTTCCGCCTTTTCGGCGGCGCCATGGGTGCGCGTCGTCTCTTCCATGTACTTCACGGCCGCCTGACCGGTCCGCGCCATCGGGATGATGTCGAGCAGCTGGATGGGACGGGTTGCCGCCTCGACGAAACCGGGCAGGCGGATCGATTCCGGCCCCCAGCCTGCGCCGGTCTCGAACAGCGTCTTCGACTGCAGGGTTTCGAACATGCCGCCCTTGGCGAGCGCGTCGGAGGGCCACATGCCCTCGAAATGAAGCGTGATGCCCTGGTTGGCGCCGCTCTTCACCCAATCCTGGTAGCTCTTCTCGTCGGCGACCATCTCGCCGAGCGACTTCATGCGCTCTTCGGCGCTCGGATAGTTCCCCTTACCGCCGGCGAAGGGCGGGCGGCTTACCGATTTCTCGCGATCGGCGAGCGACTTCGCGGCCATCTCGGCCGCTTCGAGCCCTTCGGCTTCCTTCGCCAGGTCATCGAGCTCGGCGTTCTTTTCGTTGATCTTCTCGACGATCTGCGCGGTGGTCTTCAGGCCGTCGCCCAGGCATTCCTTGAGCGTCTCGGCCTTCACGGTGCGGAAGTCATATTCGCCGGCATCGGTCTTCGCCTCGGCGAACACCTTGCCGAGCGATTCCTGCCGCGCCGACAGTTTCTCGCGCAATTCCTTCAGTTGGCTCATCGAAAATCGTCCTCTCATTGCAGCGGTTGCGTCCGCCTTTCGGTTGTGGTCACATTGCCTCGGGCGATGCCGCCAATCGCCCCGGAACGTCTTCCGGGGCAGGCCATGCAAAGCCCCCCACCACAACAGCGATGAGTTCCATGAACCGGCCGGGTTCACCGGCGCCGGCACAGCGTGGATGAATCAGATTTTCTGGAGTGGCACCCACCAATCTTGGTTGGGGCGGGGGGAGAATTATGCTAGACTTTTCGGCATGCCAGACGAACTAACCTTGTTCAATTCAGACGACGACGGCTTTGCCATGTATGCCGGCTATGCCAATGGCGTCCTGTATTGGCGCTTGCAGTATTTCGCATCAGAAGTTGGGCAGGGGAAACTGCTTTGCCCTGACCGGCAGTGGGTGGAGAACGAAACCATAAAAGGGTTTCTGCATTCACTCACGGAGCTTTTCAGGAGAATTTTCGCACACGAGCCAACTGCTGTATCTTTCCTCCCCTAGAACGCCTTTGTATAGGCCCCGCTCACTTCATCGCGGGAGATGGCCTTTGACCGGTCATAGAGCGCATCGACATCGGCATTCGTGGCCGCGCCGTCTGTCGGACCCCATGTGGAGCGCCATGACGTGAAGCCCGCCGACCTGTGATAATCGCTCGCATGCCTGTCGCCCACGGCAACATTCCACAAATTGGCCTGCGTGTCGCCAACGGTAAGGAAGCCGATCTCGGAGATGAACAGGGGCTTTGCCGGTTGCGCCGCAAGAAGATTGGCAAAGGCAATCGTGAACTCGTTTTCGTTGAGCCCGGCGGACGTGCCTGCGTCGTTGTCATACAACGTCAGGGAACAGAAATCGTAATAGGCCCCGTCGAGACCTCCGATCAGCGCGCTCGCCCCCGCCTGATCGAAATCGAACAGGACATTGTTGACGCCCGCTGCCGTCATGTATTCGACGATATGCTGGTGGAGCGCGGCCTTGTCCGCCGTGGTGCCCCGGTTCATCCACGTGGAATTGGCGTTACGCTCGTGCATTGGCTTGTAGATGATCGGCCCGTCGAGAAGGGCGAAGAAGTCGATCAGCTCGTCGAGATAGGCGTTGAATGCGGCGTGATAAATTCCGCCTTCAAGACATCTCGTGACGGTCAGATCACCCTGCGACACGTCGC